GGCAGACTTACCTGCTACCACACATTCTGGACGTAAGATGCCATGACCAGAAGCGTATTTAGCAAGCATTAACGTACCTTGACGGCGAAGGTCGTAAGAACTTTCCATCGCTAAATCTAATAACTTAACAGTACCTACTGCTGAAGGGTGATAGACCACAAACGCTGTGTTTGAGAAATCACCTTGATAAGTAGCAGGACCAGAAGTTACATTAGTAGTTGGTAATTGGTTAGTCTTAACCAGTTCTACATTAGCTACCTTAAGTACCGTACCGTCAGCGTAAGAGCCTGAACCGCCCCAGTCCTTATTAATTACGTTAGTGTTCTGGGCCAGTAAGTAATACTGAGCAGGTTTAAGGTTAACCATTCGGTTCATATCAGGGACGTTCTTCTCGTCCAAGATTTGAGCAGCATCGAAGATACCGTTAGCTAATGCAGCACCGTCTGTAGCGTAACCTGCAAGAGTTAACTCTGAGCCACCGTTACCGCCGTCAACTGTAGCTGAAGCAGCCGCAGCTTTAAGTAAGACTTGCTGAACATTAGCGTCCATTGTGTTAGCTAGGACTGTACCTAACTCCTCAGCATATGGAGCGCGTAGGTCATAATGTGACATTGCCTCATCGAGATTATCAATGAAGACATCCGCAATTAACTGACCGTCAATACCGATTACACGCTCATTACCTTTAATCACTTGGCCTGTGATTTCAGTACCCGGAGTGTGGTAACCGGCTGTTGCAGTACCAATAACAGGGAACTGCGCTGATTTACCGCTTGAGATTGTACGGACCATATGTCGGCCCATCATCACATTAGCGTTATGGAAAGAAGTTAATACCTCACCTGCGAAGACTTTTAGGAATAACTCCGTAGCGTCACCCGCGCCGTTTACCTGACCGACACGTGAAACTGTAGCATTTGCCATTTTAAATAAATTACCTATGTAAGTTGAAAGTTGCTCTATAAGAGAGAGCGGAGAGTTCAACTCGTCCTGTTTTCACATAGACTGACACACGTTATCCGACTCATCGGGCATGAGTGTCTTTGGGAATATGGGAGAGATTGAGGAGAAGACCCAAAGTCCCCAGTAGTATGGGAGAGGGTCTTGAAATAGAACCCCTCAAGGTACGCCCGACCGCGTTACTCGCAATCCGTTAAGGCGTGAGGGGTTAGATTGAATTTAGATTGTATATGGTCGGGGTGTTTTTGACATCTTAACTGAGAACCCCGCGTTATAACTCAGACGATTCGGGAGCTACCCGACAACTCTATAAGAATTTAGAGAGACCTACCTTAGTCTCTACTTGTTTACGATACGCTGGATCTTGTTTGTATCGAGGGTCACTCATTGCAGCGACCATCTGTTCTCTGGAATCATAACCAGAAGACGCCGCTGAAGGTGTACCTGTATTAATTAAGCTTGAAGTTGTTGTACCCTTAGCTTCTTTAAACGATGTAGCTAAAGTACTCAATGCTGTGTTTAATTGAGTACTATCCCCACTTTCTACAGCTTGGTTGTAAAGGTCTAACTGCGTTCTATCCATGTTAACCTTAGCCCATTCAACTGCTTTATTAAAGGTAGCTTCGTCGCTGAAACCTGCCTCATTTAGGATAGACATTCTAGAGCTTTTCGCTAATGCTTGTTGACCAGCGATATAGGCATCTACGTAGTTACGTGGTACACCTTTAGCTTCTAGGGCCTCATAAGTGGCTTCACTTAACTCACCGTTCTCCAAGAACTCTTGTGAGTATTTATCGAAATCTCCCTCAGATACCTGAGAAGTATCTACCTCATCAATCTCTTGAAACTCACTTCCTTCTTCATTCATCTTTTCCGCTTGGGATTGTTCGGTAAATTTAGCTTCTAATTCTTTTGTAGAATCAGCCCATGCCTTATAATTGACGACCCCATTCTCAGCGTCCCAGAACTTATCAGGAACCTCTTCAGGTTTCTGCGCGACATTCTCAGGGTTAGCGGCTGAATTTAGGTCATCGGCTTTCTGGACCATCTGTGCGTTATATTCTTCAGAACCTATTTCTGGAGTATTCTCGTTTGTGTCAGTACTCATTAGTGGTCTACTCGTTTAGCACCGTTACTTGTTTTAGAGGTACCCTTAGGGATTGGTTTGTTTACCGTAGGGTTTGACTCTGTTTTGGTCTCTGGTTTTTTACCTGTAGAGGGAGTTGCTGCTGCCATTAAGTTTCCTTTTGTTGAGCATCTATAAAGCCTTGCAGTACTTGTGGGCCAAATTGCTGAAGCATCTGCATGGATTGGTTTTGTTGTTGGGACTGGGCTATCTCTTCTTCGGTACGGACTAAGCCGTCAATGTCGATACGGAGATAAGCGCCTCGTCTTTTAATGTAGTTACTTAGGTTTAAGTATTGATTTGCTATTTCAGGGGATAGGTTAAATAGGTCACCTACGAGGGCGTCTAATTTAGCTAGGTCGGCATTCCGTCCTAATGCGTCTAAACCTGTGACAATAGTAGGAGTTACTAACTCTTCCGGTAACTCAGGAAGTTTACTATCTGAAGTCATATCGACTACAACCCGAGTAACGAGAGGTATCTGATATTCTTGGGCAAGTATCGAGTAGATACCACCCAAAGCATCATCTAGCTCCTGAGCGATTAACTGGATTTCAGTTGCCGTGACACGTTCCGCGTCTCGTTGCACAGAGGCATTCATTAAGAAGCCTTGCGCCACTCGTCGCTCAATACGGTCGATAGTGTCTAGAGCTACTCTGAAGTCTGCGAATTTATCCAGACCTAAACTCGTCACGTCTGAAGCTCGTCCAGTCTTAAAATCCCCTGACTCACTCTTAGCTAAGTCAGTAGCTTTAGTGGTTGAGTTTGGGTCCACTAAGAATAGGACCTTAGCTGCTGCGGCTGAACCCTTAACGATAGCCTTAGTGAGGGATTCTAAAGAGATGATGTCTCCTAGGAATTCCTCCACATATCCACGTCCATAATGTTCTCCGTCTATTTTCTGCATGCGGAGGACATACCAAGGACATTTATCGAGAGGGTAGGTGTC